ACCCGTACAGCGCGGCGAAGCAGCAGGACGTGCACGACATCGCGGCCCGCACCCGCACCCCGGCGCAGTACCTGCTGGGCGAGATGTCCAACGTCAACGGGGAGACGTTGAAGGCGTCGGAGTCGGGGCTGGTGTCGAAGGTCCGGCAGCGGATGCGGTCGTTCTCGGAGGGCTTCGAGGAAACGATGCGCCTCGCCCGGCAGGCTGCTGGGCTGGCGTCTCCGGATGAGATCGAGACCATCTGGCGCAATCCGGAGTTCCGTACCGAAGCCGAGGTGTCCGACGCGGCGGTGAAGCAGCTCGCCGCCGGCATCCGCGACCTCCGCTCCGCCCGCGAGTTTGTCGGGCTGTCGCAGGCGGAGATCGCTCAGATGGAGGCCCGTGAGGAAGCGGCTGCGGCCGATCCGACGCTGCAGGCCATCGCCCGCGACCTGATCAACGCGAGCGCACCGACCGCACCGCCGACGGGGGCTCCTGGTGGCACTCCCGCAGTCGGCGGCTGACTTCTACCGGACGCAGCAGCGCCTCCAACTGGTGCTGGTCGCGGCGGGTCGTCGCGCGTGGGCGCGGATGCTCGCTGACTTCGATGCGTCGTGGGCGGCGATCGCGCCGGGGCTGGTGGGGGTGGCTTCCGCTGCACAGTTGGCGTCGGCGACCGCGGCGACCGCCTACGTTCCGGCCGTACTGGCCGAGACCGGGCAACCGGACGCCCCTGAGGCTCGCGTACGGCCCCAGGCGTTCGCAGGGATAGCGGCAGACGGTCGAGGGCTCGACGGGCTGCTGCAGGGCGCTGTGGTGACCGCGAAGCGGGCATCGGGCGCTGGTGCTCCCCCGGCGGATGCGCTGGCGCAGGGCGGCCGGTGGCTCGACGCGCTACTGCAGGGCGTGGTGACGGACGCCGGCCGTGGTGCGACGCAGGCTGAGGTCGCGGTCCGCCCGCACATGGGTTTCGTCCGCATGGTCAACCCGCCGTGCTGTGGCCGGTGCGCGATCCTCGCCGGCCGCTGGTACGCCTACGACGCCGGGTTCCGGCGGCACCCGCGCTGTGACTGCACGGCGATCCCGTCGACCCGTGACGGCTGGGAGCGGCTGTCGATCAGCCCCGCCGAGCTGTTCGCCAACGGCCACGTGAAGGGCCTGACGCAGCGCGAAACGGACCGCCTGGCCGCCGGTGAGGACCGGAACAAGGTGATCAACGCCTCCCGCGACATGTGGCGGGCGCGGATCGCTGAACAGAAGGCCGCCGACCAAGCGCGCCGCGACAGCCTCTGGGCGGGCGCCACGAGCCCCCGGCCGACTGTCGGTATCGAAGACCTGCTCGCCAGCCTGACGAGTCGCGTAGAGGCCCTCGGCGCCATGAAGGCGCAGGGCTACGCCGCATAGGTAGCGCCGTGACGGTGCGGGAGTCGAACCCGCGCCCCGCGCTTGCTCTCAGGACTGCTTAGCACCGTGCAGTTCCCCTGAGCCGTAACCGCATTGGGCCTCTCGGTGTCGAGGACGGTCCCGCCGCTACCGCTTCGCCACCACCGCGCGCGCACAGCGTAGCGCAACAGACCACCCGCCTCGCGTGAGGCAAGGCGGGACTTCCCAGGGCGTGATGCCCGAGGAGGACGCAGTGACCGAACCAACCCCCGACGTCGTGACGACCGAGGAAACCCCCGCCGACGAGCCCAAGGCTCCCACCGCGGAGGACATCAGCCGCCTGCAGGCCGCGCTCGACAAGGAACGCGACGCCCGCAAGGCCGCAGAGAAGGCAGCCAAGGACTTCCAGCAGCAGCAGCGGGCCTCAATGGATGAGACCCAACGCGCCCTGCTCGAGGCCGAGGAGCGCGGCGCCAACAACGTCCGTAGTGAGTACGGCAAGCGGCTCGCGCAGACGGAGTTCCGGGCGGCAGCCGCCGCGCGCAACCCCGAGGCCGACGTCGCCAAGGCGCTCAAGTACCTCGACCTCGGAACGTTCCTCGGTGACGACGGCGAGCCGGACGTCAAGGCCATCACCGCAGCTGTCGCTGACCTCATCCCGGTCAGCGGCGCCCCCCAGCCCCCGTCCTTCGACGGGGGGGCCCGCCAGTCCGCTCAGGGCGGCGTGTCCATGTCCGACCTCATCCGCCAGGCCGCCGGCCGCGGATAGCTCGCAGCACCAGTCCGCCATGGCTGGCCCCGCTGCCCACCCCTTCCTAATCGGAGGTTCCAACCATGGCGTACAACAACATCGTTTCGCGGACGAACGCTCAGGCGCTCATTCCCGAGGTCGTCTCCAATGACATCCTCGGCGGCCTGAACAACCAGTCCGCAGCCCTGAAGCTGTTCCGTCAGGTGCGGATGGCGACGAACCAGACCCGCATGCCGGTCCTCTCGGCGCTGCCCACGGCCTACTTCGTTTCCCCGACCGACACCGGCCTCAAGCAGACCACCGAGGCCGCGTGGAGCAATAAGTACCTGAACGTCGAAGAGCTGGCGGCGATCGTCCCGATCCCGGAGGCTGTTCTCGACGACGCCACGTTCGACGTGTGGGGCTCGATCATGCCCCTGCTGACCGACGCCATCGCCCGCGTCCTCGACGCTGCGGTGTTCTTCGGCACGAACAAGCCCTCCACGTGGGGCGGCGCGATCGTCACCGACGCCACCACGGCGGGCAACGTCGTCAACCGCTCCGTCGGCACCCCGCGCACGGACAAGGCCGGTCTCTCCGGTTACTTCTCCGACGCTCTCGCCCAGGTCGAGGCCGACGGTTTCGACTCCAACGCCGCGGTCGCCAACACGATCTACAAGGGCATGCTGCGGAACACCCGTGACGCGAACGGCAACCTGCTCGCCGAGGTGTCCCCGAACAACATCTACGGCGTCCCGGTCCTCTACCCGATGCGTGGCCTGTGGCCCGCCTCGGCGACCGGTGCCGCAGAGGCCGTCGTCGGCGACTTCACCCAGGCCATCCTGGGCATCCGTCAGGACATCACGTACAAGCTCCTGACGGAGTCGGTCATCACCGACGGCTCGGGCGTCATCCAGTACAACCTGGCGCAGCAGGACATGGTGGCGCTGCGGGTCGTGTTCCGGTGCGCCTTCCAGACCGCGAACACCCTGAACTACGACAACCCCACCGCGGGCACCCGCTACCCGTTCTCGGTGATCAAGCAGGCCGTCTGATGGCTCGCTCGGGTACGCAGCTCAGCGGGCAGGCAGCGGAGACGCTGTCTGCCGCTGCCACTGCGGGCTTCATCGGCTGGACGCCTGAGGCCACCCGCACCCGTTACAAGGTCGGGTCGGTCACTAAGGCTGAGGTTGAGACGGCTGTCGCGGCCGGCGGGCAGACCCCGCAGTTCTTCCGGTGACCAAGCACGGGTGGCATTGGCCGCGGGAGGAGCAGGTCGCCAACGCCTTCGAGGAGGCGTTCGACTTCTCCGGTGATCCCGTGGCCGCCGCCCGTGTGGTCGCCAACTGGGCGGCGGTCATCCCGCCGTACGAGTCACCGATCGACCCGGAACGTCCAGAGTTCAACAACGTGCCCGACTTCTACAGAGGAGAGGTGATCGGTCATGGCCGATTCCCGGAAGAGCGAAACGAAGGCTGCTGACAGCGGCGAGGCCGAGGTTCAGGCCAAGGTCGACGAGGCCGCCGAGCAGGGGTTCTTCGGCGACGCGGTCGACGAGCGCCCCCGCGAGGACTACACCGTCGCGGGGGTCATCCGCCGCGCCGGGGAGAACATCGAGAAGCAGTAGTCCGAACCCGAGATAGGAGGCCGGCATGTTGTTTACGACCGACGAGCTGGTCTCCTATCTCGGTGAGGACATTGACCCGGCGCGCAGCCAGCTCATTCAGGATCTGGCGACGGGCCTGGTGTACGGGGTCGTTCCGCAGGCTGTTGCCGACGGGTCCACCGAGGCTGTAGCGATCGGCCTCGAGGTGGCTGCCCGTGCTCTGCGGAACGCCAACGGGTACGCCTCTGAGCGGATCGACGACTACACCTACCAGCGTCCTGCGTCTACGCAAGAGGCTGGGGTCTATCTGACTGAGGACGAGCGGTCGAAGCTGCTCTGGATCGCCGCTGGCAAGACCCGCAGGCGGGTGCGGTCGGTGCGGTTGTCGTCCTGGTCGGTGCCCCAGTTGTGACCGCTCTCGCCACGGCGCTGTCTGGGCGGCGCGCTGCTGAGAAGTCGATGACTTCGACGGTCCGCTACTTCACGGTCGGCGACCCGGTGACTGACCCGGTGACGGGGGAAGTCACCCCGTCCGAGGTGGGCCCGGTGACGTGCATAGCGCGGGTGCGGCCTGCGACGATGCGGGACTACCCATCTCAGGCTGGTGGCGCAGAGGTGTTCGCCACTAACTACGTCGTCTCCGTGCCGTTCGCGCAGACCCCGGTGCCGGCCGTGAAGCAGCGGCTGGTGGTCGTGTCATCGCCGGACCCGGCACTGGTGGGTGCGTCCATGCAGATCCGCGACGTTGCCTTGGGTGATCAGATCACGGCTCGTCGGATGCTCTGCTACAAGGTGAGCGGCTGATGGACACCCCGGAGTCGCTGGCCGCAGACATGCTCAAGGCTGCCGCTGAGGCGATCGTCATCACCCGCGCCGTGGTGCAGAAGGGTGCCCTGAACGTCAAGACGGGCGCCAGGGCGAACGTGGCGAAGTCGGCGCCGGTCCACAACGCGCACGCCCAGTATGCGGTCACCTACGACACGGCCATCGGCAAGACGACAGTCGACGCGGAGATCGGCTACGACAAGGGCAAGCGCGGCGGCTCGCTCGGGAACCTACTGGAGTACGGCACGCACCAGCAGGCAGGGCACCGCGACCTCGGCCGGGCCCTGGACGTCGAAGAGCCCCGCCTTGAACAGTTCCTCGCCGCCGGCATCGAGAGGCTGCTGTGACCGCCCTGACCGATGCCCTGGTGATCGACATCCCTGTGGGCGTGGGCAAGCGGCCTGTGCTGGACGGTACGAAGCCGTTCGTCGTGATCTGGCCGGATGGCGGCGTGCACTCGGCCGCGACGATGAAGGCCAACGATGGGCTTTCGGAGACCTGGGTGTGTCACTGCATGGGGCTGACGCCCGAGTCGGCTTCCGTGGCGTTCCAGAAGTTGACGACGGCGATCTATGCCCTGCACCGGACGGTCGTCTCCGGCCGGGTCGTGCAGTACCCGGAGAACCTGTCGTCGCTGCCGCTGTCGCGGGATGACGACGTCAATCCCCCGCTGTACGACTTCACTACTGAGTGGCGGCTGTCGACGTCCCCCGCCTGATCTCCACCCCGTTTCGTCACACCACTAATCCACCGCCTCCGGGTCCCCGGTTGCGGCCGTTCCCATGCACGAAAGGGGCCCGCCGTGGCCGACAAGACCATCAGGAACCCGAACACGCTCGAAGAGCGCGTGATCGACGAGAGCGCCGTGCCCTTCTTCGTCAACGACGAGCAGCCCTGGGTGCTGCTCGACAGCGCTGGCCGTAAGGCCGCCCAGCAGACCCCCGCCGCCAGCAAGGAGAACTGACAATGGCTGACCTCGGCTTCGATGGGATGATCGCGGTGTGGTGGGTTCCCACCATCGCCGACATCACCGCCCCCAAGGCCGCGACGGAGATCGCTGCTGCCGGTTCCGTCGTCCTGCACACCCGCCTGACCCCGGACGGCCTGAACACGGGCGCCGGGTCGGACACGATCGACACGTCGAAGATGTCCTCGACGTTCAACACGAAGATCGTCGGCCGCCGCAACTTCGACGGCCTGCAGCTCAAGTACGTGCGCGGCGACGCCGTGAACGAGGCGATCCTCGACACGACGCTGACCTACCGGACGTCGGGCTACCTCGTGGTGCGTCGCAACGTCCTCGCCACCGTCGCAATCGCCGCCTCGCAGAAGGTGGAGGTCTACCCGGCGCAGTGCGCGGAGCCGCAGTACGACTCGCCGGCCGCGAACGCGCTGCAGACGGTCGTGGTGCCGCTGACGCTGACCGCCGACCCGCGTTCCTCGTCGAACCCGGCCACCACGGTCGCCTGATGGGCAAGCGGTCCATCGAGGAAGTTCTCGGGGCGATCAAGGTTCCTGTCAGGTCGGTGTCCATCTGCATGGACGCCGACCTGCAGGGCGAGCACGACGAGCTGAACGAGCGCCTAGACCGGCTGCGCCGCGAGTCGATGGCGACGATGGGCCAGTCGTCGGAGGCCAAGGAGATCGCCGACCGGATCACGCAGCTCGAACAGGGGATGCGTGACTCCGAGCAGGTGTTCAAGTTCCGGGGGCTGACCAAGGCGGGGCTCGCCAAGCTGTACGAGCGGTTCCCGGCGCCGGAGGACTCTGGCCTTTCGTGGGACGTGGAGACGGGCGCGTATGCGCTGCTCGCCGCGTCTGCTGTCGAGCCGACGATGACCGAGGACCAGGCGGCCCGGCTGCTCGACGTGATTTCGCAGGGTCACGCTGACCGGCTGGTTGGCGCGGCCTGGCTGGCATCGACGGGGAGCACTCAGATCCCTTTCTCCGCGCGCGCCTCAGAGTTGGTTCACGAGACCGACTCAAAGTAGAGCAGGCGCGCGCCTACGGGGTGCCGCGGTCGGTGTTCCTCGGCGGGCCGTGGCCGGCGGCGGGTGAGCCGCTGTTCACGGCCGAGGACACGGCGTGGGCGATCGCTCTGGCCGAGGAGGAGCGGGACACCTGCCCGGCGTGCGGCTACCCGAAGGCGTGGTGCCGCGATCCGGGCAACCAGTTCGCGTTCGAGCCGAACGAGGAAGAGTGCTTCGTCGCCAAGCGGCTGTCGCAGCACCAGTCCTCAGACCGGTGGAAAGCGAAGCAGGACGACACGAAGGCGGCTACGCAGGTGTCGGCGCGATTCCGCGCCGGTCACGAGCCGGACTTCGACGCGGGGCTGAACCTATCCGCGGACGAGAACGACGATCCCAAGGATCGCCCCGAGGATCGCTAGCGCCAGCAGGAACATGAGGGCGCTCTGGATGTTCTCCAGCGCCTTCGTCTGCCGCTCGGCGTGAGCAAGCAGCGAATCTTCCAGGCGGGCGTCAGTCATAGCCGCTGAATCTAGCGCATCGCATTGCTGCAGAGGACCCCGGAGAGGTGGTGTGTCATTTCCACGCGCACCGTCTCCGTCAGGTTGCAGGCCGAGATCGGCCAGTACGTCTCGGGCATGTCGAAGGCTGCAGCGGCGACGATGCGGGTGGCTGACTCCGGCAAGAAGGCGCAGGAGTCCTCGTCCAAGGGCTTCGACGTCGCAGGCAAGGGCGCGCTGATCTTCGGTGGTGCCGTGGTCGCGGGGCTGGGCCTGGCGATCAAGAAGTCGATGGACTTCGAGAAGTCGATGTCGGGCATACAGGCAGCCACCCAGGCCAGCGGCGCGACAATGGAGGCGCTGCGGGCGACCGCGATCAAGGCGGGCGCCGACACGATGTACTCGGCGACCGAGGCTGCCGATGCGATCACGGAGATGGCGAAGGCTGGCGTCTCCGCAAAGGACATCATGGGCGGCGGCCTGACCGGCGCCCTAAACCTGGCCGCGGCCGGGCAGATGGACGTGGCGGATGCCGCTGGTATCGCCTCCACGGCCATGACGCAGTTCCGGCTGACGGGCGCCCAGCTCCCCCACGTGGCTGACCTGCTCGCCGCTGGTGCGGGCAAGGCGATGGGCTCGGTCGACGATCTCGGGCAGGCGCTGAACCAGGCCGGCCTGCTCGCCTCCTCCAGCGGCATCAGCATCGAGGAGACGACGGGCACGCTGGCCGCCTTCGCCTCGGCCGGTCTCATCGGGTCGGACGCGGGTACCTCGTTCAAGACGATGCTGCAGCAGCTCCAGGCGCCGTCGCAGCAGTCGGCGCAACTGATGCAGCAGCTCGGGATCAACGCCTACGACGCTCAGGGGAACTTCGTCGGGCTCGCCGGGCTGGCGCAGCAGTTGAAGGACAAGCTGGGGCCGTTGACGCAGGCCGAGCGGGATCACGCGCTGGCGCAGATCTTCGGCAGCGACGCCGCCCGCGCCGCGAGCGTGCTGTACCGCGAGGGCGCGAAGGGCATCGAGGACTGGACGAAGAAGGTCAACGACGCCGGGTACGCCCAGCGGCAGGCCGCGCAGATGACCGACAACCTGTCCGGAGACCTGGAGCGGCTCGGCGGCTCGTTCGACACGTTCCTGATCTCCGCTGGCAGCGGTTCTCAGGGTCCACTGCGGGCGCTCGTGCAGGGCCTGACGGGCATCGTCAACGCGGCCGGCGACCTGGTCACGATGCTGGGCGCGGTGCCTGCCCCGGTGTGGCTGATGGTCGGGGCGTTGACGGCGGCGAAGTTGCTGTCCGGCCCGTTGACCAAGGGTTTCCAGGGCATCGGTTTCGCGGTCGACGTGTTCAAGGCCTCCGCCCAGAACGCCGGGGGCCCGGTGTCTGCACTCAAGGGCTCGCTGGGCGGGATCGCGTCGTCGATCAACCCGGTCAGCCTCGCCATCACCGGTGCGACGCTGCTGATCCCGGCGCTGATCGACGGCTTCAAGTCGCTGACGCAGGTGTCGGACGCCGCCAAGCAGGCGCAGCAGACCTACGTGGAAGTTCTGAAAGAGCAGAACGGCGTTCTCAACGAGAGCGTCCGGCAGGCCGCCGCGAAGGCCGCCCAGGACGCCGGGGTCCTCGACGCTGCCCAGCGTGCTGGGGTGTCTCTGTCGCTGGTCACTGATGCGCTGCTGGGCAACAAGGACGCCTACGCGCAGGTGCGCGGGGAGTTGGGCCGGTCGCAGGAAGCCAACGTCGGGAACGGCAAGGCGCTGGAGAGCACCCGCCAGGCGATCATGGCGCTGGACAAGCTGGCGCCCACCGTCGGCGAGACCGCGCGGCAGCAGCGGCAGCTCGGGGACGCAACCGGGCAGACCGGCGCGGCGATGGGTCAGCAGGCCGGCGCTGCTGCTGCCGCCGCTCCTAAGGTCGACACCTACAAGCAGAGCCTGCAGGACGCCTCCCAGGCCGCTTCGGACGCGAAGACGCAGACTGACCTGTTCAAGCTGTCGCTGGACATCCTCACCGGTAAGATGGTGGAGACCGCGCAGGTTGAGGCCGCTTTCTACGAGGCCGCGTCGCAGGCGACGGGCGCCATGAAGGGACTGCACGGCAGCGTCCTCGACGCCGCTGGCGGCCTCAACGTGCAATCGGAGTCGGGCCGCAAGGCGCAGGGCATCCTCTTCAACGTCCGCGATGCCGGTAACCAAGTCATCGCCACGATGATCAAGCACGGCGCGACTGAGGGTCAGGTCATCGCCAAGGACGCGGAACTGCGGGCCACGTTCATCAAGACCGCGCAGCAGATGGGCATCTCGGCCGGGGACGCGCAGCACCTGGCCGACAAGATCTACGGCATCCCTGCGTCGCGCACGACGAGCATAAAGGCCGACATCAAGTCGGCCTCCGATGCCGTCGACACGGTGCAGCGGAAGATCAACGGGATCACCGGCAAGACGGTGGTCATCAACGCTGAGTACGCCACGAACGGCGCTCTCCGCACCGGTCACGCCGTCGCTGGCTTCGCCGGGGGTGGCTACACCGGGCCCGGCGGCAAGTACGAGCCCAAGGGCGTCGTGCACGGTGGGGAGTACGTCTTCACAAAAGAGGAGACGGCCCGCGCCGGTGTCGGCAACCTGGCACACCTGGCGCAGTCGCTGCGCGGCTACGCGGGCGGTGGCTACGTGCCGGTCAACGTCGACTTCACCCCGGCGTACAGCGCCGTCCACAGGATGATGGCGATGTACTCGAGCGCGCCCGGTCGCGGATCGGGTGCCGAGCAGTGGCGTGGCGTGGTGCTGCGGGTGCTGTCGATGCTCGGCCAGTCACCACTGCTCGCCAACGGCATCCTGCGGATGATCCAGGCGGAGAGCGGCGGCAACCCGCGGGCGATCAACCTGACGGACTCCAACGCCCGCGCCGGCCACCCCTCGCAGGGGCTGATGCAGACCATCCCGTCGACGTTCTACGCCTACGCCGGAGCCCTGGCGGGACGCGGGATCACGGACCCGCTGGCGAACATCTACGCAGGCGTGAACTACGCCCTGCACCGCTACGGGGCTTCGATGCTGGCCCGCGGCGGCAATCGCACATCGGGTGGCGCATACGCCGGTTACAAGACCGGCACGGATTACGTGCCTGAGGACGGCCTGGCCTATCTCCACAAGGGCGAGCGGGTGGTCACTGCCGCGGACAACGCGGCGATGAGGTCACGCGAGACGTCGTGGGGAGCCTCCACGCGGCCCGTCGTCAACGTGGCCGCGCCCAGCCTCGACGGCATGAAGATCTCGGGGACGGTCGCCTTCGATCCGTCCGGGATGCTCCGGTTCGTTGACGCCCAGATCGTCGAAGCCTTCGACCATGCGACCACGTGGGGGAGGAGCTAGATGAGCACGGTCTCCGTCGTTGCGACCGTCGAGGCGTCGAACGTGCCGCCCCGGGTCCGCCTGGACGTGACGGACACCGGCACGCCGAACCTGTTCTCGACCACGGTGACCCGCCTGAACCCGGATGGCACCACGGTCAACGTGCGGACCTCGGACGGCAACCCGCTGACCCTGTCCACGTCGGGCACCAACCGCGTGGGGCTGCTCTACGACTACGAGATGCCGTTCCAGCAGTCGGTCACCTACTCGACGGTGGAGACGCCGGGGTCATCCTCGGCCGCGGTGACGGTCCCGGAGTCGCGGGTATGGCTGATCCACCCAGGCATCCCGTCACTGTCACTGCCGGTCGTTCTGCGGCCCGGATCGCTCGACGAGTCCACGTACCCCGTCACGCAGGGCGTCTTCTACGCGATGGGCCGCTCAACGCCGATCGTCGTGTCTGACGGCGCCCGCAAGAGCGGACAGTCGCAGGTGATCGTCGGCGTCGACACTCTGGCCGACCTCGCCAGCGTGACGTCCGTCGTCGCTGACGCGGGTGTGTTGCTGCTCAACATCCCGACCAGCCTCGGCTACGGCCAGGACTCTTGCTACATCGCCGTGGGCGACATGAAGGTGACCCGCCGGTCCACGATCGCCGCAGACCCCTACCGCGACATCACCCTGCCTTTCACCATCGTGGACCGTCCCGAGGGCGGGTCGCAGTCTGAGCGCACTTACGCCGATGTGCTGGCCGCCTACAGCACGTATGCGGCGGTGCGGGCCGCGTACCCGACCTATGCTGCTCTGCTCGCCGGGCCGTGAGCGTCGCGTTTCGGGCGTCCGCCTCGGCCGGCGGGGGCTCTACTGCCACGGTCTCGAGCCTGTCGATCACGGTGCCGACGTCGGGCACGGGTGGCACGGTGGCGGCCGGGGACGATGCGGTCATCGCGGTCACCGCCTCTACGTCTTCGGTGGCGTTGACGGTGCCGGCGGGCTGGACGCTGGTGTCTGGGCCGGACAAGTCGTACCAGAACGTGTCGTGGCTGCTGCGGAAGACGCTGGTTGCCGGTGACCTGGCTGCGTCGGTGTCGCTGGTGTTCTCGGCGTCGGTGCTGGCGACGGCCACGATGCTGGTGGGCACGGGCACGACGACGACGGGCCTGCTGTCGGGCGCCCTGATCGAGTCTTCGACGACCACCACCCCGAAGCTGCCGACGGTCGCCTCGGTGCCGTCGGGCGCGCTGGTGTTCGCGTTCATGGGCCGCCGCTTCGTGGGTTCGACGATCCCGACGCTGGGGCTGCCTGCCGCGTTCACGGCGGGCCCGTCGGCTGCCACGAACTTCGCGGGCGGCCCGGAGCTGTCGTCGCTGGCCGGCTGGCAGGTCACCACCGCTGCCGGGTCCATCTCGGGCACGGGCACGTCCTCGCCGAACACCGTCGGCGTCGACTACGTGATCGCATACCCGGCGACGGGCACACCCCCGCCCCCGGCACCGGCGCCGTCCGCGGTTCCGGTCGTGTCGTCGGCGTGGCCACCGGACCCGTACCGGGCGGTCAACCGGTCGGGCGGGTACTTCCTCACGTACACCGTGGACGCCACCATCGGCGGGGCGCAGATCTCGGGTGCGACCGGCATGCAGCCCACCGGCGGCACGATCACCGACACCACCAAGCCGGGCGTGCGCCGCACCCTGAACCTGGAGCTCCCGTCCACACCGGGCCTATTCGATCTGCTGGCGCCGATCGGCACGACGCTGACCGTGACCGCGCACATCACCTACCTGTCTCAGCAGACGCTTGATATCCCGATGGGCGTGTTCGACGTGGATTCGCAGTCCATGTCGGAGGGCGGCGGGAAGATCAGCCTGACCGCCCCGGACAAGTGGGTGCGGTTGCAGCGGGCGCAGTTCATCGGCCCGGCGGCCGGGGTGCGCGGCATGACCGTGACGGCGATGATCGCCAAGCTGGTGACGGACGCGCTCGGCTCCTCGGAGTCGGTGGTCGTCAACGCCACGTCGACGGCGGTCATGGGCACGACGACGTGGGAGAAGGACCGCGCGCAGGCGATCATCGACCTGGCCACCCAGATCGGCGCCTGGTGCTACTTCGACCGCAACGGCGTCTTCACCATCGACAACGTGCCGCAGATCGCGGCCTCGGCGGACTGGCTCATCGACGCCTCCCCATCGGGCGTGCTGGTCTCCCTGGACCGGGAGCGGTCGCGCGCCACCACCTACAACGTGGTGGTCGTCTCGTCCTCGTACTCGGGCGGCCCGAAGTTCCCCACGCAGTACGTGTGGGACAACGACCCGAACTCGCCGACCTACGCGGGCTCCGGGAACGGCGCGGGCACGTCGAAGCCGACTCCGGGCACCGCTGGGCCGTTCGGGACGGCGCCGTACAACTTCGACTCGCCGATCCTGACCACGGCGGCCAGCGCGATCGCGGCGGGCAAGACGATCCTCGCGCGCACCACGGGGCTCGCCTCGCAGGTGTCGCTCTCGTCGGCCCCCAACCCGGCGCTCGACGCCTTCGACTCCCTCGACGTCATGCCGCCCAAAGAGCGGTACGACATCGCGCGGGTGATCGAGCGGCACTTCGCGGACACGGTCACCCACTCGCTCACGCCGAACGGGCCGACGCAGGTTGACGGGCGCTCCACCCGCACCGACACGTACACGGGGTGACTCATGGTCCTGTCCCGGCAGGCTGCCCGCGCGGCTAGGAAGTTCGCCGACCAGCAGTCGTCCAAGATCGCCGACCTGCCCGACGGCACGCACGCACGGGCGCAGGTCACCACGGTCACGCCAGCTGGTGCGGCTGATGGCGTCGCGGCGCTGGTGAAGGTCACCTGGCGCGGCAACGAAGTGACGGTCTCCGACTACCCCGATTCGTACACGCCGGCCCTCAACCATCCGGTGCTGTGCGTGCTCGTGGACGGGCAGCTCTCCATTCTGCACCGCGCCATCGGCCAGCCCTAACCACCTCCGAGGGAGGCCCGTTGTCCGCCCCCCTCCCGTCGATCAACACGCCCATGCCCGACCTGGGCCACGAGGGCATCCGGGTCGCTGTGGTCGACGCCATCGCCCAGGTGACGGCGCAGATCACTCAGCTCCGCGCCGACTTCACCGCCGCCCAGACCCAGCTAGCCACGACGCAGCAGCAGTTGGCCGACACGCAGGCCCAGCTAGCCACCGCGCAGACCGACATCGCATCCCTGCAAGCCGCCGTCGCGGTCTTGCAGGCCCCCCCACCGCCGATCGTGTAGGAGGCCGCCGTGCCCACGTCCCCTCTGGTGAGCGCCCGCTACCCCGCATCCTCGTCGGCGCCCAACGTCAACCAGGACATTCAGAACGCGGTCTATGACCTCGAGGACAACCTGTTGGCGGGCCCGTTCGCCACCACCACGGCGCGGGACTCGGCGTTCTCGTCGTGGACGGCGCTGGGCAACACCCTGCGCGATGGGCTGCATTGTTGGGTGACCGGCATCGGAGAAATGATCTACCTGTCGGGCGCGTGGACGCCGAAGCGGCAGGCCGGAGTGTTCGACGCGACTCTGAACGCGTCGAATAACTCGACGGGGACGCTCACCTTCCCGACGCCGTTCGCTGCCGCACCTTCCGCGATCATCCTCACTCCGGTGATGCTGGGTGGGACGACCACCGACGTGATCGCGGTCGCCACCTCCAGGACTGCCGCCTCATTCGGCTGGCGTGTCCGTGAGCGGTCGGGGACAGCTGTGACCGCCGGGGTGAACCTGTGCTGGGTCGCCCTTCCGTGAGCGCCCCCCTGACGCACGAGAACCTGCGCACCCCCGGCAAGCGCCGGGCGTCCGGTGCGCTACGGACGGCGCACCTGCGCGGGCTGGTCGGCTCCTACCCGTCGCCGAACTACTCCAGCCGCAACGGCACGACGGTCACCGGCGTCGTCATCCACACGGCGGAGGGCGCGACCGACGCCAACGCACTCGGCGCCTACTTCGCGCAGTCGTCGGTGCAGGCGTCCTCCCATGTGGGCATCGACGACACGAAGACCGTCGCCTACGTGGAGCCTGTCTTCGAGGCGTGGACGCTGCGCAACGGCAACCCGTGGACCGACAACGCGGAGATGTGCGGGTTCGCCGAGTGGACGCGGGATCAGTGGCTCGCGCACCCCGGCATCTTGTCGCAGGCCGCGCAGTGGGTCGCTGACCGCTGCCACGCCCGCAACGTGCCCCCCGTTCGGCTCACCCCCGCCGACATCGCAGCCGGTCGACGGTCGGGCTACTTCGCGCACTGGGACTACACGCAGGCCACGGGTGACGGCACCCATTGGGACGTCGGCACGAGCTTCCCGTGGGACACCTTCGCCGGGCTCGTGCAGGCCGCCTACAACCCCCAGGAGGACGACATGAACGACGCCCAGGACGCGCGACTCACGCGCATCGAGAACATCCTCATGCGCAAGCAGAACGGCGGCGTGCAGGACATCCTGAACACGTCGAACGCCACCCTCAACGCGGTGCGGGCGCTCGCTGACCCGGCCGCCATCGCCGCCGCCGTGGTCGCCGCGCTGCCCTCCGGCTCCGGTGGCGGCCTCAGCGAGTCCGACGTGGAGACCGCCCTTCGCAAGGTGCTCGGCTCCCTCGACAACCCCGCCTGACCTACGACCTACGGGGGCGGGCCGATGGGCGACATCCTCAGCAACCTGCCCGTCGGAAACCTCAGCGCAGGCGTCCTTGTCGGTCTGATCGTGCTTCTGATCCTGACCGGCCGCCTCGTTCCGCGCAGGCAGTTGATGGACGCGCAGGCCGACCGGGACTACTGGCGGACGGCGCACGACACGCAGCAGCAGGTAACGCTCAAGCAGGGCATGACCTTGGAGCGACTTCTCGTGCTCGCAGAAACGTCGACGCACGCACTGCAGGAGATCCAGGCCGCGGGTGCGCTGCCGAGGGGTGAGCCCCGGTGATCTGGCCGTGGCGCCGCAGGACGGTGCTGCCGTCACATGAGGCGGCGCACGCGGTGGAGCAGGCGGAGCGGCAGATGAAGGACACCGACCGGATGGCGTGCCGGGTCGACGAGGTGGCTGACCAACTGGCCGAGATTCACCGCCGTAATCACTTCGGCCAGGCGGTCACGCGGGCCATTCGAGGAGTCTGAGTGTTCATCCTGCACGCCAAGTTCTGGATCTATGCGGCGACGTGGCTGCCTTTCGTGCTGTGCACCCTGGCGTACGGGCTGCGGTCGCCGTGGTGGCGTGCCCCCATCGGTCGCGCCCTGTTCACCCTGCTCACGTCGATGACGGTTGTCCTGACGTTCGCAGTGGCCGTGCAGATCGGGGCTGTCCCCGACGGGGTGATCGACGTCCTGCGCTGGTCGCTGGCCGGTGTCGCCGTCGCCGGCTGGGTGCTGCTGGTTCAGATCCTCCGCATCCAGCGTGAGGCCCGCCGTTGCAAGGAGAAGCAGCAGTGACCCGCTACGCGACCGTGGCCGATTCCGATGTGGAGCCGAAGACGAAGGCCGGTGCGGTCGGCGGTTTCGGTGGCGCCGGTGTCGTCGGCCCGTTCGTGCTGTGGGCGCTCGCCGCCCTGTTCTGGCACGGCGACATGCAGGCGATTCCGTGGCAGGTGTCCGGGTTCGTGCTCGCGCTCATCTCTGGCGCGTGTGCGTTCGGAGCCTCCTGGCTCGCCAAGCACGTCAACCGGCCCAGTGCGGAGCCCGCGACCCCGTCTGCGGCTGCCTCCGTTGCACCGCTCGACCCGACCGAGAAGTGGATGGCTGAACTCAAGATGGACAAGACGGACACGGGGTGGACGACCCGCCGCGACTCTGCCGAGCCTGTGCTCGACCTGAGCAAGCAGTCGACCCGCAAGCACATCCCCGAGGACGTCATCCCCGGCAAGCGCCTGGGCCGCCACGTCAACCACGACCCGCGTTCGCTGCTGTTCAAGGTGCCCGAGACGGCGACCCCCACCACGGTGTTCTGGGACCGCAAGGTGCCCGTGTTCGACCAGGGCAATCTGGGCTCGTGCACCGGCAACGCTGCCGCCGGGGTGCTGGGCACGTCCCCGTTCTACGAGACGCTGCCGAGTGGCTTCCTCGACGACGAGAACGAGGCCGTGGCCCTGTACTCGGAGGCCACGAAGCTCGACGGCTACTCCGGCTCGTACCCGCCCGACGACACCGGATCCGATGGCCTGTCGGTGGCGAAGGCCGCGCAGAAGGCCGGGCTGATCTCCGCCTACCAGCACATCACGTCGATCGGCGGCGCCCACACCGCCATTCAGGCCGGGCCGTTCATCACCGGGGTCAACTGGTACTCCAGCATGGACAACCCCACGCGGGACGGCCTCGTCGTCGTCTCCGGGACGGTGCGCGGTGGGCATGAGTTCGTCTGCCACGGCTACGACGCCGGCAAGGATCTGTGGTGGTTCACGAACAGCTGGGGAACTGGCTGGGGCGCAAACGGCCGGTTCTGCATGTCCACGGCCTCGTTCTCCCGGCTGCTGTCCGAGCAGGGTGACGCGACCACCTTCCTGCCGGTGACCGCGCCGACTCCCCCGCCCGCACCCACGCCGACCCCGACGCCCGTGCTGAACCTGCCGGCTGACGTCGTCGCCTGGGCGCAGCGCACCGTCGACCAGCCGTGGCAGTCGCACCGTGATCGCAAGGCCGCCCAGGAACTCCTCGACCTGCTCGCCGGCAAGTAACCCCCTCTAGCTCTAGGAGACCAGCGTGTCCCTGACCACCGATCCCGTCACCTGGTCCGTTGAGTGGGGTGTTCGCAAGTACGACGAGGACGCCGTCGCCTGGCTGACTGAGCGGCTCGGGCGGGAACCGTCCGGCGCCGACTTCACCGCTGCCGGTATCGACCCGTACGAAGACAACACGGTCATGCGGAACCTGCTCACCACGGCGGGCCTCGGCCGGATCACGTCGCTGATCACCGGCGCAGGTGGGCAGGCCCTGACCAACACGTCCGGGCGGATCGGTGTCGGCAACGGCGTGGGCACGGCGGCCGTCGGTGACACGGACCTGTCCGCGGCGGCAGGTACGGCCAACCGCTACTTTCAGCCGTTCGACGCCACCTACCCGACGACCTCGGGCGGTGTCATCACTGCACAGGCCACGTTCGCCTCGGCCAACGGCAACTTCGCGTGGAATGAGTTCGGCATCGACATCGGCACGCCCACCGTCACCGGTGGCGCGACGGTCAACGCCGTGCTGCTGAACCACAAGACGTCCATCGCCCAAGGCACGAAGACGTCCGGGCAGTCCTGGACCGCCTCAGCCACGATCACCCTGAGCTGAGCGGCATGACCACGCCGCCGACGCTCGGCGCCTACACGCGCAAGGCGACGACCGCCCAGGCCATCCAGTTCGACGGCACCGTGCCGTGCCTGCTGGCGATCTTCCAGGCCCGTGCGGCGCACGCCCGCCTGGTGCAGGTGACGCTCTACTTCGACGACACCGGGGCGATCTGCTCGGCGACCCTGAGTGGGCAGTCCGTCGGCCTCTCCTTCCAGTCCGGGGACTGGGTTCTGTTCCCCGACGACGACACCGCAGACTCCGTGGTGGTCGCCGACCCCGACTTCCAGCGCGATTGGCAGTGACGTGGCCCGATACGGCATAGGTGTTACCAAGACCACGACCGCAGCCGCCGGCCTGATCTGCCAGCTCCGGGCGGGTTCCGCCCGCGACGTGCGGATCTGGGAGATCGGCGTGTTCGCCACTACCGCCGTCGCCGGTGAGGTTGGCCTGATCCGCCCGTCAGCGGTGGGCGCCACGTTCACCTCTTCGGGCACGGGGGCGCCGGAGGACAACGCGGCCGGTGCCGGTGTGGCCGTGGTGGACACGGCGGCGACGACAGCGCCGACGATCGGCACGAACTACATGCGGCGCATCCAGCTCCCCGCCACCATCGGCGCCGGGGTCATCTGGACGTTCCCGCAGGGCATCAACGTGCCCGTGTCGGGGTCGATGGCGCTGTGGCAGATCAGCACGGCGGCAGTCGGCTACGACATTTATTGGACCTTCGAGGAGTGAGGGGCTGACCGGTGCCCCTCTTCGGCAACCCCGGTGTCGCCTCGGCTACCGGGGCGCTTGTTCTGCCCGGTGCACCGTTCGCCTACCTGGAGACGGCAGCGCCGAAGGTCGTCGGTCAGCCTGCGGATTCGACACCGCCGGGTGGCGGTGGCGGCAGCGTCACCGTCGTCGGGGAGGCGCTCGGCAACAACGCCTCGACGGGCACCACCAGCAGCTTCACGATCACCTTCCCGGCGGCGGCCGCGGTCGACGACATCGCCGTCGTCACCGTCAACTCGCTGAACACGACGGTCACGCTCACCACCCCGACCGGCTGGACACTCTCGTCCGGACCTGACCGCGCCTCGGCGAACTCCGGGTGGCTGCTCTACAAGGTGCTGACGTCGGCGGACATCACCGCCGGATCGGTGACGCTGGCGTTCTCCGCAGCCCAGCAGTGCAACGCCATCATGGAAGTCCTGCGGGGCGCCACCGCGACCGGCATGCTGTCGGCGCTGGCGACGGACGCCACCTCGGACACGAACGCGCCGTCGCCGTCGATCGCCTCCGTTCCGGCAAGTGCCTGGTTCGGCCTGTCCTTCGTCTACCGCATCGGCGCCACCCCGCCGCCCGACGTCGGCCTGATCACCGGCTACACGCAGGGCGCCCGCGTCGCCTCGGGCAACGGTGCGTCCCCCGAGTTCTCCGTCGAGTGCCAGTACCAGATCCCCGGTACCGCTGGCACGTACGGCGGGGAGACGGGCACACTCGCCACGTCCGGGACCAACCAGACCGGTCTGGTCTACGCGATTGCCTTCCCCTCGTCCGGTGGCGGCACGACGACCCTTGCCGTCTCGGACACCGGCACGGCGGCGGACGATGTAACCGTCACGGCCTCGGCCCCGCTGGGAGACGTGGGGACTGCTGGTGACGGTGTCACTGTTGCCGTCGCCGCTGCTCTCGCCGATTCCGCGACGGCCAGCGATGCCGCCTCGGTTTCCGCCTCGATTCCGCTCGCCGATACCGGTGCCGCCGCGGACGCGGTCACGGTCAAGGCGACCGCGCCTATGGCCGACGCGGGTGCCGCCACGGACGGGCTCGCCGTCACCGCCGTTGTACCCCTCGCCGACACCGCGACCGGTGCGGACCTCCTGGGGGTCGGCGGCGTTCCCGTCACACTCCCGGAAACCGCCACCGGTGCGGACACGCTCTCGGTCAAGGCCGCGGCGCCCCTCTCTGATGCCGGCGCGGCGGCCGAGACGTTCACTGTGCTCGTCCGCGTCACTCTCACCGACCTAGCCACCGCAGCCGATGCTGTAGCCACCACGGCACTCGTCGGGCTCACCGATTCCGCTACGGCGAATGACACTGTCACCGCCGCGCCATCGGTCGTGGACAACGTCACCCACACCTACGTCACTGCCACGCTGCTCGGCAACGCCGGGACGGCTGCTCTCGCCACCGACGGGACCAGCGTCGCCGTCCTCGCCGTCACCCCGCCCGGACTGGCCGCGCTCCTCGCGGTACCGCCGTCCCTGGCCGCCCTCAGCTCGGACGGCACCAGCACGGCATCCCTCAACGGCGACGGCACCAGCACGGCCGCGCTCGCCAACACGGCCGCCCTCGCAGCCCTACAGACCACGACCTGAGAGGCAGCCCATGGCCGCGGACTTCACAATCAAGAGCCACGACAGATTGCCCAGCATCCAGGCCACGTTCACCAGCGCGGGCGCGCCCGTCGACCTGACCTCCGCGACGTCGGTCAAGTTCATCATGCGCCCGATCGCTGGCGGCACCGTCAAGGTCAACGCGACCGCCGTCATCGTGACCCCCACGTCCGGTGTCGTCCGCTATGACTGGGCCGCCATCGACACCGACACCGCAGGCAGCTACCAGGCTGAATGGGAAGTCACCTGGGGCAGCGGCAAGAAGCAGACGTTCCCGACGCTCACCTATCACACGGTGGACGTCCTGGCCGATTTGGACGGCGCTTAGAATGCCCGCCGACGCGCTCCCGCAGCCGTATCCGCAGCCGCTGCCGGGCACCGCACGTGTCCGCCGCGAGTACCGCGACCCACTCGGCCGACCGCTCACGGGCTCGGTCACCCTCACCGGCCGCTCGAGCACCCAGGCCGGCGAGTTGACGATCCCCGCCGTCGCCGTGAACGTGGCCATCTCCGGGGGCGTGCTCGACGTGTCACTCCCGGCAGGCGTGTACGACCTGGCCGCGTCCCTGCGCACCGTTGACGGCGCCCGGACCACGGTCACCGACGAGATCACCGTAGGAGCACCGTGACCCCGCCC